CGGTGTGATATGTATTTCATTTTTCAGTCTGAACCCAAATCCATTGACGATGATTGTCTCCAGGGCCAGTTGGTCTAAGATCAGATTTATAATTTTTAAAACCTATCTTATTAATTAAATCATCTTTTAATTCTTCTTCATCAGTAATGCTTACATCTGCATGACCGTTTGTACTTGCTGCTTCATAAACATTGTCATAATATTTTGCGGTAGGAATTCCTTCTTTACCACCATATCCCATTTGGAAACAAAGTTTTCCACCTGGTTTTAGCACTCTGTATGCTTCTTTTAATATATTAAATCTAATTTCATGAACACAAATATGTTGAAAGCAAATAACTGCAAACATAACATCATATACATTGTCTTCAATCATTGATAGATTATCTCCAGATGTATGATATAGATTGGGAATAGGAATGTTGTTATATTCTAAATTTACCTTTGACTTTTCTAGATTGATGTTAGATATGTCTACCCCATCAATCCTTTTAAATCTATCGTTAAATTTAACTAAGTTTCTACCTGGACCACATCCGTAGTCAAGGGCAACCATGTCAGTTGTATCAAAATCTTTAAAAAGATATGTGTCGTAATCTTCCCAATCATTGTGAGCATCGTATGATCCAACAACTGGGTCTTTAAATTGCAAACTCCATACAGCAGCATATTGATCATAATATTTGTTTTGCATATTTAGATAGTCTTGTTTGTTTCTATTCATTTGTTGTTCTCCAAGTAGTAGTTTAAATCTTCGGGTGTTCCAATACCCCACATTTTTTCTATTTCTTTTACCCTTATCTTTTTACCATCTTCAATTGCTTGATTGAAAACAGGACAAACGTAAAATTCATTATTAGTTCTTATATCTTTTTCTATCATATCTTCAGCATACTTTACGTAGTCTGATCCGTGCTTCCAATAGTATATACCCACTGTCGCATTGTCTGATATAGGATTCTTTTCCGCTACCTCTGATACAAAGCCATTATCACCAATCTTTGCATAAGACCACTTAGGATGTGTAGCCTTGAACGTTAAGATACCACCATCTATTTCATCTGCATCAAAAGCATAAAGACACTCATTACTATTCCATTCTACAATCTGATCAGAGTTTGCAATTAACAAAGGCTCGTTACTATCTATATATTCTTTTGCTAGTAAAGTTGTTACTGCAGCACCCTCTGTTATGCCATTGATTGTTACAATGTCGCATCCTGGTTTTATTAAGTTTAATACTTGTTTTAAATTATATTTATGAAAATGTTCTTCTTGAACTATAAACACATAGTGAGCATCTATATTTAGATTGTCTACTACAACTTGAATCATTGGCTTACCATTAACTTCAATCAATGGTTTAGGGAAGGTGTATCCTGCTTGTGCAAATCTAGATCCAGCACCAGCCATAGGTATTAAGACATTCATCTTTTCATTTTTCCAAGGCACTTCTTTTTTTCCCTTCAATTGGAATCTATCTATCATACCAAAAAACTTATCCCTATCTAAGTCATCTGCATCTTTAATGCCGTATAAGTGCCCTCCAGAGGCTATGGCACCCTGTCTACCAATATGAGAGTCTTCTACTATTATTGTATTTTGAGGCAAGGCATTTAATGCTGTCATACATTTCCAATACATTTCTGGGTATGGCTTATGATGCTTTACATCTTCATTGCTAACTATGTATTCAATATATCCTAGTACTCCAATGGCATTTAATGCTGTTATGATAGTCTCTCTAATTGAATTACTTGCTACCGCAATTTTCCATCCATCTTTCTTTAACTGCTTTATAATAGATATTGCTGTTCTATTCTCTGAAAGTTTTTGTAGTATATCTATAGTTTGTCTTTGCTTTTCTTTCCATACCTGATCGTGATACTCTACTGGAAGTCCTTTTAATTCTGTCAACATCTTTAATTTCATAGTAGTTCCAAGGCCATCATATTTTGACAGATGCTCTTCTCTGGTAACAACAAACTTAGGGTTAATTTTTACTAAAGCACTATTTAATGCGTCATAGTGAACATCTCTAGAGTCAATTAGTACACCATCAAGATCGAATATAACTAATTTATTATCATGCATTAGGATTTGGACCTGCATGTCTATGCCATTTGTTATGTCTAACAATAGCCTTTCCATTACATTTCATTACGTACTTATCTCTAACTCTCATTGACCATTCAACATCTTCTTCTTCATTCCATCCAAGACTTTCATTTAATGGCTCTTCAATCATTACATGTTTTTTAATCATAAAAAACCCACCAGAGATATACATATATTGAGTTTGACTCCAGTCATCATAATTCAAAGACCAGGCTCTTCCGTGACCTGGCTTATCCCATAAAGACCAATCCATAGGATTACGAGCACCTGTAATTAAATACTGAGGACAAGAACATATATCCCAATCTGTTCCAAACTCTTTAAAACTTTCATACCAATTTTGATCAAATATATGGTAGTCATGCATTAAAACTATATTTTCATACTTAGATTCTTTAACTAATATGTTTTTCTTTCTTGTAATCCACATTGGTTTTTGAGTTTCATCAAAGTCTACCTTACGAATATCTGGTCCATCAATGCCATCACTATCTCCACCACCAACAAATAGTATTTCATATTCTGGAATATTCATTCTTCTAATGCTATCTATGATATCTAAAAGTCTTTCTTTATCTTCATATACCGTTATTATTCCAAATGTCCATTGGATATCACTCATGAATGTTAGGTCTTGTACTTTATTATTATACACCAACCATTGGCTATGCCATTGATTAGACTTGTGTAACTCTGAGTCTGGCTTTATTGGTCCACCAAAATGAATAATACAGGCATGATCTAACGATTTCATAGTTTCAGAATGCTCTGCAAACCTATTATCAACATTATATTTTAATGGTAAAATCATCTTATTATTGTAAAATATTTCATTAATTATGTCTTGATCTATATATTGATATTTTCTATCTAGCATAGAATCAAACTTTAACTGTATATAATTTTCTCTCCAATATTTTAATGAAGTTTTATATACCGCAGAACTTATATATGGGTAGTCTGTGTCAATATCATAATAGATATCAAGAACCCCAGCAATTGGCATAAAATACTTTGCCTCTAAATAATCATCTATATTTTTTATAACTACAGTATCACAATCTATATAAGTTATCCAATCTACATCCCACGGCATAGCATCTGTAATACATGACTTTAAAAATATTGTTTCATCATACCAATGACTTTGATATAGCATATTATTATCTTCCCATGATTTATATTTATCACTGGTTATAAACTTTATGCTTATTCCGTTTCTAATTTTTGTAAAATAATCAATTATTTTATTTTTTTGATCATCATCAAATTCATTATCTTTTGTTAATATATAAATATTAATATCTACTGTTGAGTTATTAATTAGTGAATAACAAGATGTTTTAAATAGATTAAAGTATCTTTTATCTACAACATAAACAACATCAGACATTTAGTTTATTTTCTTTTTGCCAATAATGCTGGAAAGTCTTTAACTTTGGTATCACCCATATAAGACCAAGCATATCCTTGATCAATCATTGCTAAGTTTAAATTAACACCATCAACAAATAACCAACCTAAAATTCTTCCATACTTTTCAGACGAGTCCATTTTTTCGGTTTTAATAACTACAGTTTTTGCATGTTCTAGTGATTTTTTAAGCCAATCTTTTGATTCTAATCCAAGTTTCTTTTCATATGCATCTTTAGTTCTAGATTCTGGAGTATCTATACCAGCCAATCTAACTCTTGATGAAAATGATATATCAAAGCCTAGGTCGATATCAACATCTATTGTATCGCCATCTACTATCTTATTTACATTTCTTACATGATATTCATACATGATATTATTATACCTTATTATGAATCTGCACTTGCTGTAGATCTCTTTAATTGACCCGTTCTTATACCATGCTTATAGGCTAAGTTTTCTGCTTTTCTACGAGCCTTACGAGCAGAACGTTTTTTAATTGCATCCCATGCAGCAGCCTTTTCTGGTCTTTTAATTAAGTTATACCCACCACGACTTTTACCAGTTGCCCCAATGTTTGGCTCTTTAGGGTTTTGTTTTTTTGCTTTACCATTTGATCTGTTAGTATTTCTTTCAGATGTTTTCTTTTGTGCCATTATTCTCCTTATACTTCTAAATCTAGTGGTGTTGGGGCGGTAACAAGTGTACCACACTCTGCACATTCTGCATCTAACAAATATTGTTCTATATTGTATTCTTCATCAAATGTAACTAAAACTTTAAATATATTAGTACCACAAATTGGACATACGCTTGTTGGTATTCCTCTTGCGTTTAGGGACACTGTTCTTCTTTCTTAAATACTCGTAAATTTCTGGTTCTGTAAATATCATCATACCGCAAAAAAATAAAACTGTCAACACAAAATCCCAACTCAAGAGCCTTTTCTAGTATCTGACCAAGTAGCCCAGTTAACTGAGGTCGTCTTAACTTTTTCTGCAAAGGTCATGCCACAGGTGCAGGCAATATCTTTTAAACGCTTACAATCTTCACAGTAATTTGATTCAGACATGGATACTATTATACTCCTTGAAAGTGTTTTAGGCAACCCTCCGACCCAAAACGTGCAGTCCCTGTAACTTGATCCGCACTTCCCATAACTACTATTTTGCTGTTTTATCTACTGAGTTAAAAGCAGAATTGATTTCATCAATGCTAAGTCTTCCATCATCAATGAATCCTCGTGCTAGTTTCTCAACTACTGTAGCAACACCTAGAGTTCCTGCAAGTATTATTGCACTCATGGTATCGATACCGATAATTGCACCAGCACCAATAACTCCAAGTCCATTGGCTGCAAATACAGCGATTATTCTAAGAAGTATATTCTTGATACCACTGACTGCTCCCATTGCCTTTTCGTCATCTAATTTTGTTTCTTTTGCCAT